GATTGTGATTTACCACCATTTAGAATTTTTATTCCGTATCCGGGAGATGTTTATATTGTTTATTCCAGAAACACAGGAAAAGCAATGCTATCTGTTCAAATATTGAAAGATGAAGAGAATCAGCAATATTATCTTTGCTATTCTTCAAATCAATATTTCAAGATAAAGAACGGACAAGTAACCGTCAGCGGCATTAATGGATTTGGCGGAATCCCAATTATCGAGTATCCAAACAACCATGACCGGCTATCTGATGTCGAAATTGCAATTACAGCATTTGATGCGATCAACAAGTATCAGTCGGATAGATTAAACGGTGTTGAACAGTTTGTTCAAGCATTTATGAAATTCAAAAACTGTGAAGTTGACGAGAATGAATTTTTGAAAATGGTCAAGCTAGGAGCAATATCTGTAAAAGATGCTGGAAACGGTGTTCAGTCAGATGTTGACTTGATGACTGCGGAATTAAACCAATCGGAGAGCCAAGTTGCTAAAGACGACATTTACAATAATATGCTGATTGTAGAAGCAATGCCAAACCGCCAGAGCAACACCGGTGGTGATACTGGTAATGCTGTATATTTGCGTAATGGATGGGATTTTGCAGAGCGAGATGCAAAACTTGTTGAAGCATTCACAAAAGAAGCCGAAAAAGCTTCTGTCAGAATTATTCTCAACATCATTCGCAAAACCTCCAATGATGTCAAGATTTCTACCAGAGATTTTGATGTCAAAATCACCAGAAACCCAACAGATAACATGCTTGTTAAAGCACAGGCACTTGATTATCTGTTCAAGAATAAAATTCACCCGCTTATTGCATTGATTACTTGTGGATTATTCAGCGATCCGCAAAAGGTATATGAAATGAGCTTGCCATATCTTGGAACTGTTTATCCCGAACTGGCAAACCCAGACGCAGAAATGAAGAAAGCACAAGAATTGATTAAAGATTTTAGTCAGAAATCAATTCAAAATCAATCAGCAACAATTTCTTCCACTGGTGAAGAATAGACGTTTTTACATCAATTATTTAAGGAATCTTGGAAAACTGAGATTCCTTTTTTAATACTCAAAAATATTGCAACAGCCCGTGAGCGCAAATCGGGCACAGATCATGTGCGGAGCGAACCGTGTGAACAAAGTGTGTTGGTCTGGAAGAAAGGAGATTTCATGACAAGAGAACAGGCAAAACAAGTACTTATCGGTATGGGAATTGAGGAGCCGTCTGATGAACAGGTGTCTAAATACCTTGATTCCGTTACAGGAGAAGTAAAGAAAGAAAAAGACAAAAATGCTTCATTACAAGAAAAAGCCAACAAGGCAGCAGACCTTGAAAAAGAATTGGAAGAGCTGAAACAGCAGAATATGACAGACGCTGAGAAAGCAGAACTGGAACGCCAGAAAGAAAAAGCTGCAAACGAGAAAAGAATTTCTGACCTTGAATCCGCACTTGCAACTTCCCAGAGAGAAGCACTGACAGGAAAAATCACTTCCATTTTTGCTAATGCAGGAATGCAAGGTGATGCCTACGCAGGAGCAATCAAAGCATTTTCCAATATGAATGAAGAAGATGCACTCAAAGAAGCACAGACTTTTGTTGATGGAATTTCCGAAGTAAATAAAACAACTCTCGATACTGCAAAAGCTGCATGGGAAAAAGAAGCCCTTGAAAACACGCCTAATCCGGGTGGTGGAGCTGGCAACAGTAACGAGACAAAGAAAAGTGATGCATCTGAATATGCAAAAGCATACTCAGCAAGAATGAACCCAGAAATCAAACCGGCGGACGATAACGCACCGGTAAATATTTAATTCAAGTAAAGGAGATTTAGATTATGGCTTTTATGAAAACAGAGCAGTACGAATCCACACCTAATATCCTCGAATCCGAGGTAGGACTGGTACTTAAAACCTATACAGCAGAACAGACAAATGCTGAAACCGTTGGAACTAAGAAGATCATCAAAGCAGGTTCTGTATATCCGACAAATGCAACCGGTGCAAAAGGAATCGTATTTGAAGAGGTTGATATGACAGACGATGTAAAGAGACCAATTTCCGTAATTGTTGCAGGACGTGTTCTTGAAAAGAGACTTCCGGCAGTAGTCGATACTACCGCAAAGACAGAACTTGAAAAAGCGGGAATTGTTTTCGTAACCACTACAGACCCAGAATTTTAAGGAGGTATAACAGATGCCATTTAATGTATTAGAATCAATTACACAGGAAGAAAGACTTAACTTCTCTCAGGATTTCAGTGTTAAAAGACCTGGTATCCTTGATACCATTTTTCCAGATGTTAAAACCCAGTACCTAAAAGCTGAATACTACAGACTTATGGCTGGACAGAGACTGCCAGAAGTGGCATTCGTTCATGCGCTTGATACTGAAGCAGAAATCGGAACAAGACCGGGCTTCGAAAAAGTTCTGACTGAAAAACTCTTTATTAAGAGAAAAATCAATCAGTCCGAAAGATTACAGCAGGCAATTGAAAACGGTGTGCCGGATAATGAAGCACTGAAAGACTTTGTATTTGATGATGCAGCTAACCTTTTTGAAGGTGTTGTTGCCAGAGCGAATGTTATGAAAGGACAGTTCCTTTCTACAGGTGCCGTAAAAGTTAAAGAGAACAATGTAGATCTGAATATTGATTACGGCGTACCGACTGGTGCAAAAGTCACTCTTACAGACTGGTCTAGTCCAGATGCGGACATCATGGGTGATATCCAAAATATGGTTGCAGTTGCAGAAGACAACGGATTTGTTGTAAACAAAGCACTTACATCCCTAAAGATGATTAACTACATGAGAAACAATACTGCTATGCAGACAGCGGTTCTGGGAGCGGCAAACAAACGTCTTCTGACCAAACAGGAACTTGCAAATCTGCTTATGCAGGAATACGGAATCACAATTGATCGTTGCGATGAGAAATTCAGATTCAGAAAAGCGGATGGTTCTCTCAAAACAGGAAGATACTTCAAAGAAGATGTATTTACTCTGTATGAAGCAGATGCAAACGGTTCTTTCGGTACAGGACTCTGGGGCGTGACACCTGAGGAACTTGAATACAGACAGTTCATTCAGGAAGAAAACCGTTCTTTCGTAACACTGTCCATGTGGGCTACACAGGATCCGGTTGCAGTATGGACAAAAGCGTCCGGCATGTTCGTTCCGGTTGCTCCGAAAGCTAATGGCGGTATCGTTATCGGTACAAAGGGGGAATAACCGGGCATAGTCTCAATGAGAACAGCCAATCACCGTCTGTAGCAAGTGTTGGATCCGAAGAACCAACACATAAATACACAGAAAGTGAGCTGTCTAATATGACTGTACCACAGTTAAGGCAGCTTGCAAGTGATAATGGCTATGCCCTGACCTCAACAAATAAGGCTGGTATCATTTCTGAAATATTAACTCGGCAAGGGTAGGTGATTTTGGATGAACGAAGAGCTTATAAACGATTTGGCAAACTATCTGAACGATGACACAGAATCACCTGAAATGATTTCTCTTGCCGTAAAACGGGCAATTCGTTCGTTCAAGAATAAGAGAAACTATCCTTCAAGTTATACAGATGAAAAAATAGATAGTGACATGGAAAAATGCTATGATTGCATATTTGATTTAGCCCTCTATTTTCTTGTGAAGCAGGGTGCTGAGTTCCAAGGATCACATTCTGAATCTTCTGTAAATAGAAGTTGGGAATCTGAAACCGAAATTTATATTAATCATGGTGTTTTTCCTTTTGCTGGAAGTTTGAGTTAAAAAAGATGGGATGGAACGCAATGTGTTTTTCCTCCCGGTACGTTGCAGGGTTGCTCATTAAAGTAGGGAAAGAGCAAAAATCTTATAGGGAGTGAAAGAAAGGAAAAGCGATGGGATGTGAACATGAGTGCTTTAACAATCACCGCTTCGAAGAAATTGAAAAATGTATTCATGATATGCAGGAAAAGCAGTCTGAAAGGCACAAGGAATTTTATTCAAGAATTAATAAGCTCGAACAGCAGACCGCTCTGTATAGCAATGACTTAGATCATATCAAAGAAACAGTCGATGAAATGAACAACAATTTAAAAATCCTCATGGCAGTCCCAGGCAAACGTTACGACACCATTATTGTATGCATTATAACGTCAGTCGTGGGAGCAGTTGTAGGATTTATGTTGAGCGGTGTATTTCCTATGTAACAAATTGATTCCACTTGTAAGGGAGGACGGTGGAGTTATATGAATTATGCAGATTTTTCAGAAAATGAAAGAAAATTTTACTTGCAAGAAGCAGGTTTTGATTCACGTGAAGAAAAATTATTTCGATTACGGGCTTATGACGAAAAAACATTATGGGAAGCATCTGAATTAATGGGGTACAGTCCCAGAACCATAGACCGAATCAATAAAAAAATAAAGCAAAAAATTGCCAAAGTTGCCCCGATGTATATTCGGGGCTTTTCTTTGTATAATGGCGGAAATGTGGCGAAATAGTGACGTTCAAATACAGCGTTCCTTCCTATATAATATAATCATAGGAGAAAACGTAATGATTATATTAAGAAACCCTTACGAGGGTATATGGGAAAAGCATCGTTCTATAGATGATATGGATATGATTCTTGAATCCCGGACAGGAGGAACAGATTATGGCAGGTTATCCGTATTATCCGCAACAGCCAATGATGAGCAACCCTTACGGACAAATACAGCCGTATCAAGACAGGTTGGCACAATTACAGAATAACTATCAACAGGCAATGCCATATGGACAAATGCAGATGCAGCAGTCTGTACAACAAATGCAGCAAATGCCGATGCTTCAAGGGCAAATGGTGGATGGAATTGATACTGTAAAAGCAAAAGATGTGGATATGTCTGGAAATTCTGTTTATTATCCAAAAACAGACGGAACAGAAATATACAAAAAGCAATTACAGGCAGACGGAAGAAGCAGGATTTTTGTTTACCGACTTGTAAATCCAGACGAACAGCAGCTACCGAAGCAGGAAGAAAAACAGATTGACATTGAGTCTATGTTTAATCAGCTTCGGAACGATGTATGTGCTGAAATTTCTGGAATCAAAGACATGTTTCCGACATTTATATCGGGAACATCGGAGCCTGCAAAACAGCAGAACGGAGGTAAGCAGAGATGAATTTCAGCCCAAACGTTATGATGAAAAAGCAATTCGAGAAAATGATTTCTCAGAGGTTCGGAAGTGTTGACAACATGATGAACGACATGAGTAAATTTGCAGGAAACAATCCAACATTGAAAAATGCTTTGGATTTATATAAAAAAGGTGATGCAGACCAGCTACATCAAATACAACAAAATGTATTCAATGAAAAACATTTATCTCCAGATGGAATTATCCAGAAATTCCTTGGATTATAACACTTCCCCATAATTGGGTGATTAAAAATCGCTACAATTTGGGACGACAGCCGCGGATGTCTCCTATTGTAAATAATATTTAAGGAGACTAAAAACATGATGAATGGTTCTAATTACAGTCTTAGCGACATTGCTGCCGCTACAGGCTCTAATAATCGCGCCAATGATATGTGGGGCGGTGATGGCTTTTCACTTATCTGGCTTGTCTTGATCTTTGCTATCTTTGGATGGGGAGGTTTTGGCGGCTGGGGCGGCGGCTTCGGTGGCAATGGTGGAAACGGTGCGAACGGTGCCGGCTTCCAAGGATGGGCTACCCGTTCAGATATTAATGAGGAATTCGCCCTTAATGATATTCAAAATGGTATCAGAGGTATTCAGCAGGGTATCTGTGACAGCACATATTCTCTTAACAATACCATGCAAAGTGGCTTTAATGGCATGAATGTCGGAATGCTTCAAGGCTTCAACGGCGTTCAGCAGGCTATCAATGCTGATACTGTAGCCGGTATGCAGAATACCAACGCATTACAGTCTCAGTTAGCAAACTGTTGCTGTGAAACAAGAGAAGCTATACAGGGTATCAACTACAACCTTGCTACCAACACTTGTGCTCTCCAGAACACAATGAACAACAACACCAGAGACCTTCTGGAAAACCAGAACAGCAACACAAGAGCAATCCTTGACTTCCTGACTAACGATAAGATTGCAACATTACAGGCAGAGAACTCTGATCTGAAACGTGCTGCATCTCAGGATCGTCAGTCCGCATTGCTTACAACAGAGATGTACGCACAGGCTCAGAGATTAATCAATGCAATCAACCCGGCTCCGATTCCTGCATTCCAGGTTCCAGCTCCATATGCATACGCAGGATGTAATACATATGGCAACGGTTGTTGCTAAGTAACTCACCCTTAGAGGTTGACTAATTCTAAGAGGTGGGTTACGGCTCACCTCTTATTTTGATTGAGAGGTAGAAATATGAGTTGTAAAAATGTTTGTAAGCTCTGCAACCGTCTTGTAATAAGCCAAGCTGTTGCGTTTACAGGAGGTAATCTTGTAATCACACTCCCAGCAGGCAGTTACAACAATGGAGAGAAATATTGTATTGTTGTTGCACAAAGTATACCAGAAGCCACTACAATTACTGCTCCGGTAATGATTCAGATAGGAACAGGAACAACTTTGTATCCGCTAGAGAATCGTTGCTGTGCACAGATTACGGCTTGTGGAATAAGAACCAGAACGAAATACGCAACCAGAGTAGCTACAAGTGCAACTGGCGGAGTATTCAAGATGTTAGGAAATCCGGCTTGTAGTCCGAGCAACAATTTGACAGCAATTAATGGTACAGCCCCAACGACAGACACACCTGTTACACAGGCTGTTAGAAAGGGGGAACTGTAATGCATAAAGCTGCAATGGAAATGGGAAAATGGGCTATGGAAAAAGCCAAGGCATGTGGCTTCGACAAGCTTAGTCCGCAAGACTGGGACGATTTAAAAGACTGCATGGAATCCGTAAAGTATGCGATTTGTGCAGATAAAGACTACAGAATCGTAGAAGCTATGGACGAATGCGAACAGGAAGAAAAGTATCTTGGACGCATGGGATATGACAGATATCGTTATGCAAACGGCAGATTTGCCCCGAAAGGCAAAGGAAGTCGTATGGGATATAAACCATATCTGTACATGGAAGATGATGACTGGATGGACGAGTATTTGAACAATCCAGAGTTTGAACGTAATATGTACCGCATGGGTTATCATCCAGATCGTAGTGATATGAGAATGGATGGAATGAACCATAAGCAGTCCAGATACGGCGAAAGCTATGACAGATACAGTGAGAATCGCAGGCATTACCATGATTCCAATGATACAGAATCCAAGAGAAAAATGGATGATTCCATGAAAGAGTATACGTCTGACATTATCCGTAATCTTACAGAGATGTGGTCAGATGCAGACGCAACTCTTAGGCAGTCGATGAAAACCGACTTAACTCGTCTGATACAGCAGATGAATTAACAAATAAGAATTAAATTTAGTCCTTGTTGCAGAAATGTGACAGGGACTTTTTATTTGGAAAAAGGACAGTGACAAACCATGCTAAGACAATTTTACATGAACGGGGACTTATGGAGAGTTCACTTTGTGTCACCTTATGATAATGTTTTAATTGACCGCACAGGCCAGAAAACACTTGCGGTATCAGATTATTCTACAATGACAATTTCGATTGCAAATAATCTGCATGGGGAACTTTTGAACCGGGTGTTTATTCATGAATTAGGTCATTGTGTGATGTTCAGCTACGGTCTATTGCCTGAACTTCACCACATGGTCAAGAAGCAATACTGGATGGATGCAGAGGAATTTGTGTGCAATATTCTGGCAGACTACGGACAATTTGTCATTGGTACAGCCAGAGATATTTTAGGAAACCGATTTACTTATGTGGCTCCTGTTGGGGCAGAAAGGATGATTGCATAGATGGCAAAAGCAGAAAACACAGTTATTTTCGACGGCATCAAGTATAATCCTGGCGACGAGTTGCCGGATTTAGGCAGTTGGGTGTGTACGGATGCAAGAGGTATGGTTCGTGATTATGAAGGGCTGTCAAAGGACGTGGCGAAACTTCCACATTACGTACAGAGTGGTTCTTCGGCGTTGTGCCTTGATACTTCTGAATTATACGAATATCACAAACCTACCGATACATGGTACAAACTGTAAAGGAGAAGCGCATATGGCATTAACAGCAAAGAAAGTATATGCAATATTAAAACGCCAGATTTCCGATATGGAAGTAAAATTAAATAGCCCTGTAAGATACAGAGGTACAGTTGCGACTGCTGATTTGCTTCCATTAAATCCAGACATTGGCGATATGTACAATATCGAGTCTAAGTCGATCTACGGCGAAGCAGGAATGAATGTGGCATGGAACGGCGTAGTTTGGGACACTATGGGCGCTCCAATTGATATGTCACTGTATCTCACAAAAGAAGAAGCAGAGACGGTAATACAAAGATTAGTTACGGAATATTTTGAAAAGAATCCAGTCAAGCCCGGAGCCACGACAGAACAGGCACAGCAGATCGAGCAGAACAAGACTAACATTGCTTCGCTAAAGGAAGATATAGACAACCTATCCAGTTCCAAAATTTCCAAGTTCTACGCAAGTTCACAAGGCGAAACCCATCTTGCCGATTCTGACAATGGCAAAATTATGGATATGATGGTGTATGGAAAGAGTGAGCAGAAGAAGTATCGGGGGTATCAGTTGCTTGAACATAATACTAGTGAATATAACTTCACTGCAACTACTTCCTATTATGGACTTGTGAATAATGCATCTGAAAACATTAAATCGGGGGCATACTATCTTAGAAAATTGGGAAATACGCCTACTGTTTTGATTACATTTTTAGATGCATCAAAAAAAATGGTAAAACAGGAATACTTGACAGATGGATCTGAAAAGCGAATTGTATTTGAAACAGATGTGGCATATGTGAAATATATTATTCAGAATCTAACAGCTGGAACAGATTATAAGGGTACTGTGAAACTTATTTTAGCGTCAACAAGTGGTGCTGATTATGAGCCTTATGTCGGTGGTCAGCCATCACCCTCTCCTGACTATCCGCAGGAGATTAAGAGTGTCGTGAATCCTACCATTAAGGTTCGTGGGAAAAATTTATTTGACCAAGCAAAAGTGTTTAAAAACATTGATATTAATACTCGAGACATTATTGGATTGGATTGTCGCAACATTGTTGGAATAAAATCACAGAGACGATACTATTTGATAGAATGCAAACCAAACACAAAATATTATATTACGTTTGTGAATCCAACGAACAATATTTATATTGGAATTGCTGATAAAAATTATATTGGAATAAAAAACATTGCCGTTTTCGAAAACTTTACGAGTAGAATATTTACGACAAGTAATGATGCTAACTTTATAGTGTTAAATGCAGATGCTACGAGTGATATTTGCTTATCTACAGATGATGTTAATTACGAACCATACACCGAACAATCCATACAGCTTCCATACACCCTCAATGCAATCCCTGTATTATCAGGTGGCAACGTCACCATTGATGGTCAGCAGTATGTTGCGGATTATGTGGACGTGGAACGTGGGAAATTGGTGAGGATGGTTGGAGTTACCGACCAAGACACATTTTTTACATCTAAATGGAGCGTCACTGACAGTATCGTAATTTATAGCCAGCTATCCAATGTAGGGAAGAAAAATGCTATAGTAACTATATCAAGTAAATTTTTAGCGGATTGGTCAGCAGGTGATGAAATACATCATTTTACACAGCCAACAGGACAAACGTTAGTTATAGTTCTTCCCAAAACAATAACAACAGTTGAGCAAGGTGAAGAGATACGAGCTAAAGGTTTTAAATTCTATTATATATTAGTAACACCAATCGAAATCGACCTCACCACAGAAGAAGTACAGGCATTCAAAGCACTTGCCACATATTATCCAATCACAAATATATCCATCAATTCAGAGCAACTTGACGGATATACAGTATTCAATTATCCAATTTCAATGGAAAACGGTTGGAATTATGTAAAACAGCAGATAGGCGATACGAGAGATTACATCTATGATATGGACTTACAATCAGCAGAAGCCTATGTCAATAGCGAATACGCAGTAGCACTTACAGAATTGGAGGTATGATTATGTTATACAGAACATTACTGAAACTTAAAGAGAGAAACGGTCTGACAGACGATTTAAAGAATAAGATTGACGTATTTTTCGCAGTTGGGAGAATCACAGAGGAACAGTACAATGAGTTGATGGATGTTAATAAGGAAGAAGAACCGAAAGCGGAAAATAATTAACTAATGAGGGCGAACCACAATGTAGATTCTGAGATGGATAAATCTGAAGAAATGAAGAACGAAACTGAAATAAAATAAACAATCAACCATTTAGGAGAGAGCAGAAATGTTCTCTTTTTTGCATTGGAGAAAGTATTATGAGAGGATTAAAAAGACAGAAACAGACCGTGTACTGGTCAAGAGTAACCGAAACACTTGAGGGAATAGATACCGTACCGACATACAGTCAACCGAAAAGCTTTGAGTTTTCTGTATCATCTACCGCAGGAACGCCAGAGGAAATATCGGCAGGAATCGTGCCAGATTACGATAGATACATTACTTCCTTTAACCGTTCTTTCCATCCGCAAGAGGGAGATGTATTTTGGATTGATACCGTGCCACAGGTTGACACACTGGAAAATCTGGTTCTGAAAGATGGTATTCATACAACACCGCCAGATTACCGCTTGAAGAAAATCCTTGATACGCAAAGAGGAAATCTGGCTAGATATGGAATTAAAAAGATAGGTGCAGAAGAATGAGTGGACGAGTAATCAAATGCAATCTGAGCCAAAAATCTATTGGAAATGCAATCAAAGAATTGAAAGCATACCAAAACAGTCTTCGCGATAAAAACGAGCTGTTCCTTAAAAGACTTTGCGAATTGGGAATTCCTGTCATAGACGAAAATATTATGTTGGCACAGGGAGATTCTGATAAAAACCACAATACTTACATTAAAATCAACAGGTTCGGAAATTATGCGCAGGCAACTCTTGTGTGTGAGGGTTCTGATCTAAGTTTCATAGAATTCGGTGCAGGTATCCATTACAACACTCCGGCTGGAACAAGCCCGCATCCAAAAGGAGAAGAATTTGGTTATACAATCGGTTCTTACGGACAAGGCAAAGGAAAAAACGAATCGTGGGTATATGTGGCAAACTCTGGCGAATGGGTGCGTTCTTATGGTACAGAGGCTACAATGCCCGTGTACAAAGCAAGCGTAGAAATTATGCAGAATATCCGTAGAATCGCAAAAGAAGTGTTTTCTGCATAAAAACATAACACCTTTTCTTACTGAATATAACGTCTGTTTTATGTATACTGTAAGATATAAAAGCATCTACCGAAATGGCGGATGCTTTTTCTATGCTCAAAACAAGGTGGTGACAGAGATGCCAGATGTAGTGAAAAATCCAGTTTCAGACGTATTTGAACGATGGAAAACAACTATTGAACCCGTTGTAGGAAAAGGGAACTTTTCTAATGACGAAAGTCAGACGGTAGCTTCAAACAAAAGGGTTTACGCACGTTTGTTCTTGCTTGGAAATCCAACATCACGTGGCAATCTTGAGGGGGATGAGTGCGCGACAACGCCATCTTTCCAATCAGAATCCTATGCGGCTGGTTCAAAAGCTTCTTCAAAAGTATATGAAATTGACGATGCCAGCCACAAGGCCATGGTTGACATGGGGTTCCGCAGGATATACGGGCCCGTAAAACAGAATAATGCTGATAACAGCATAAAACGTGTTGTTAGCAGATATAGCCGGATATATACTGGCACATTACTCTAGGAAAGGAGTGAGAAAAACATGGAACAGATTATGAATTACGTGAAACCGGAACTTCTTATTGTCGCGGTTGTACTGTACTTTATCGGAATGGGTATTAAAAAGTCCGAAGCCATACCGGACAAATATATTCCGGCAATCCTTGGTGCTTTAGGCATTCTGATTTGTGGAATTTATGTTATTGCTACATGCGCTATATCTGGCGCGCAGGAAATCGCAATGGCAATTTTTACCGCAATCACACAGGGAATCCTCGTTGCAGGACTTAGTAATTATGTAAATCAGATTGTAAAGCAGGCAAGCAAAGAAGACTAGAAGGAGGTGATCCTTTTATCTCCCGGTACAGGGTTACGTACTAGAACCAGAGCCGTTAAGGCTCTTTTTTATTGCAATAAGTTATAGCCGAAAGGCAGAAAGGAGCCAAAATGGCACGATTAACTACACTTGGTGTGAAATTTTCATATGCCGTTGAAACCGTGAAAGGCACAAAGCCTACCAAATTCACACAGCTGGAAGAAGCCTCTTCCATCGGCGGTATTTCTCTTGACACAGAACAGATTGACGTTTCTGCACTGGAAGATTATCTGACTCAGTATGCAGCTGGCAGACAAGATACAGGTGGTACATGGGAAATTGAATTCATCATGGATCCAGACAAATCTGTTAAACAGATTAAAAAACTGTACGAAGATTCTAAAGCTGCAAAAACTACAGGACTGGCAACCTGGTTTCAGGTGTCGTTCCCGGATATGTCCGACGCATTCTTTGTTATTGCAGAATGCGGTCGCGAAATTCCAATGCCAGAAATTGCACAGAACGAAGCAGCAACCATGTCTATTTCTCTTATCATCAATACATATAAGGGACTGGATACCAAAATTGAGCCGACAGCGGCTGCTGAATAATATGTAAAACAGGGAGGATAATTCATGTTTAGTTTCTCAGTAAATGATAAAACATACAAAGTAAAATTCGGATACGGCGTACTTACCCAGTCAGACATTCTTACACAGGTGTCTTCTATGGGAGCAATCAACAATCCGAAAGATATGATTAAAATGCTTCCAGAACTGATTCTGGCGGGTCTGCAAAGAAAACACAAAGATGAATTCGGGTATGAAACCGAAGAAGAAAAGAAAGCTGCATATGAAAAGGTATGTGACCTTCTGGATGATTACGAAGATGAATCCACAGAGGAAAATCCTCATAATGGATTTACTTTATTTGAAAAAGCAAGTCAGGAGCTTGAAAAGAACGGTTTTTTATCCGGAATGGTAAAAGCAATGGAGGAGAAATCGGAGGAAGAAAAGAAACTTCCGAAGACTCCACAGGATCACAAGAAGAAGAGTTAACTTTTCCAGAAGTAGTCCATAAAAAGCTACTTCCACTTTATTTGTCTATTGGCGTTTCTGAGGAAAAGTTTTGGGATTCCACACCATATGATTTAGAACCATACATGGAAGCCTACAAATTAAAACAAAAAATGGCTGATTCGCAAGCATGGCAGTTCAACATGTACACGATGTGTGCTGTGCAGACTGCGGTTGCAAATGTGCTTATTGGTAAAAAGTCAAAGGCTGAATACCTTAAAGAGCCATTTTCACAAACAGCTGAAAAGCAAAAGCAAGAGGATGAAGAGAATCTTTCTGAAGCAGAAAAGAAACGGCAACGTGACAGGTTGCTCATGACATTGCAACTCATGCAAGCAAATTTTGAGCTGAATCATGGTAATAATGACGAGGGCAGGCAGGATTAAAAGTCTTGTCTGCCCTTTATTTTTTTGATTAAAAGGAGGTGCTTTAATGGCCGATAATACCATAGATACCCTCAATATACAAATAGGCAGTAGCACAACTCAGGCGGTACGGTCTATTAATAACCTTGTAAAAAAATTAGATACATTAAACACTGCCCTTGGAAATCTTGACATAAGCCGGTTAAATAATTTTTCCAATTCTTTAAAAAGTTTAGGTAGCGTGAATTTTAAAGCAAATGGATTGAATGCGGCTATAAACGCTATCAATCGTCTTGGAAAATCCGATTTCAGTCAGTTTGATACAGGAAAATTAGGTGAACTTCTTACCGAGATGCAGAAACTTGATGCTATTCCAGACGTTTCTCCGAGCGTTAGCCGGTTCACAACCGCTATAGCTAAACTTGCCAACACAGGACAGTATATCGGCAATGTATCAAAGGAACTTCCGAATCTTGCGACAGGTTTAAATAATACGGCTGCTAAATTAGGCTCCATGAGCGAAGTATCAGCATCCGCCAATGCTTTTATTACTTCTCTTGGAAAATTAGCTAGCGCAGGAGATAAAACTGGAAAGACTGCAAGTCAATTATCAACTCTCGCGCAAGAGGTTTTGAAGTTTTTTGACGCAATGAAAAGCGCACCAAATATCAGTTCAAGCACAATAAGAATGACAGAAGCTCTTGCAGTATTAGCATCGTCTGGAAGCAAAGTAGGGCGTGCCACAAATAGCGTTTCGAATTCATTCAACACGCTTTCTTCGTTAGGTTCAAAAGCAAGTACTGTAATCCATGGGCTGACAAATGCTTTTCAAAAATTTGCTTCAAAAGCTATTTCTTTAGGTGGAAAAGCTATATCTGCAATCGCAGGTATTGGAAATGCATCTTCTGAAGCCGGCGAAAAAATAAGAAGATTGTCAAATCCTCTGAGTTCGGTAACGAATAAGCTGGGTGCTCTTTACGCCAAAGGTTTCCTCGCAAAAAGAGCATTAGATGTTCTGACATCGCCAGTAGAATCCGCAATGAACTATGTAGAGACCCTGAACTACTTCAACTCTGCATTCAATCAGGTAGCAGAAGGAATCGACACTGACGAATGGAAAAAAAGTGGTATAAAATCTGCTGAAGCATATGCAAATTCATTTCAGGAAAGAGCAAAACAGCTTTCACAGAAACTGACAGGATTCGAAGTTTCAGATACTGGTGAACTGACTAGAACCAATACCGCCAGTCTTGGACTTGACCCGGAAAAGACTATGCAGTATCAGGCAACGTTTGCACAGATGGCATCTTCTATGGGCGATACATCTGAAACAGCATTGAAGTTATCAAATGCGCTTACAATGATCGGCGCAGACCTTGCATCCGTAAGAAATATGGACTTTGAAGATGTATGGCAGGACATGGCATCTGGCTTGACTGGCATGAGCCGCGCTATGGATAAGTACGGCATTAATATCCGTAATGCCAACATGCAGCAGGAACTGTATAATCTTGGAATTAATACCAGCATATCGAATTTGTCTCAGGCAGATAAAACGATTCTGAGAACGATTATCTTGCTGAACAACTCTAAGTATGCGTGGGCTGATTTATCAAACACGATCAATCAACCGGCAAATCAAATTCGTATGTTGCAAGCTAACTTTGCATCCCTTGGTAGAACAATAGGTTCCTTATTCATTCCTATACTGCAAACAGTTCTTCCGTATATCAATGCAATCGTAATCGCATTACAAAGAATGTTTGCTTATATTGCAAAATTGCTTGGAATCAAACTGTCTAACTTTGTATCATCTACTGGCGGTATTTCTGTAGATACCGGGGATATTGCAGATAATATGGATAATGCCAGTGGTGCAATTGACAATGCCAATACAAGTGCAAAAAAACTCGAAAAAACATTGTCAGTTCTTGCGTTTGATCAACTGAATCAGCTCAATGACAATTCTGATTCTGGTAGTACAAGTAATCCATCTTCTGGCTCTGGCGGTGGCGCATCACATCTTCCTGCGCTTGATGCCGCATTAGATGATGCTTTGTCTGCATATCAAAAAGCATGGGACGAAGCATTCAAGAAAATGTCCAACAGGGCAAATGAAATGGCAGATGCCATTGTAAATGCCTTTAAGAGAAAAGACTGGAAAGGTCTTGGAAAAATCATGGCTGATGGCATTAACTGGGGAATGCAAAAGCTTTATGATTTCATTAACTGGAATAACGTAGGCCCTTACATCACTAAATTCACCAGCGCATTCACCCAAACATTTAACAGTATGGTTGATAACATCAACTGGGATTTGATGGGACGTACTGTTGGTGCCGGTATGAATACTATTGTAAATACTGCAAACCAACTTCTGGAAGGAATCGACTGGAAGAACCTTGGTGCTAAATTTGCAAATGGTATTATGGGGCTTGTTCGTGAAGTTGACTGGGGCAATTTTGGTAATTTACTTGGAAATTCCTTTATGCGTGGTTGGGATATTTTCTCTGGATTTGTGAAAAATCTTCAATATGGAGAAATTGGAACAGCTGTTGCAGAAGGCTTGAATGGAATCTTCGAAAAGATTAGTTTTAGTGAAATCGCTCATACACTCGCAACTGGCTTGAATGGTGCTTTTGATACGCTTGCTTCTTTCACTGCGACCTTTGATTGGGATGAAATGGTTGATAATATCACAGGTGGTATTGTGACTTTCATGCAAGAATTTGACTGGAAAGAGAATGGACAGAAACTTGAAAATTTTATCAATCATCTCTTGACATCATTAATTGACATCGCAGAAGGTGTCGATTGGGAAGCGTTTGGCCACAATGTAGGCGTATTCCTCAGTGAAATTGACTGGGGAAAACATCTCGCACAGTTACTTACGGTTATCGGAGACGTTCTTGGTGGAATCTGGGAAGGACTTGGAACAACATCTGCTGGCACATTTGTTCAGGCAATGGCTGTTTTTGCTATTGGTGACAAATTAATGCCACTCGTTGACACCATTACCAAATTCTTTACAGGCGATACTGTTTTTGGAAATCTTTCTAAAGCTGTACGAGGTATGCTGAGTCCCGCAATCACAGAAGCTGTAGCGACAACTATTCCAGCTCTTGGGGCATCGTTAGGTTCACTCGTTGCAACCGGTGGTGGAATTGCTCTTGCAGTAGGTGGTGCAGTATTACTTACCAAGAAATTAGCAGGACTTTTTGAGACCATGCAGGGCGGTAATGGAATGACTACGCAGTATGGCGGTTATCTCCATGATTACGCAACGCAGCTTACCAATGTAGCAAATCTTACAAACGATCAATCGGAAGCGTTGTGGCAGTTGATTGAAAAGGACGAAGAGCTTGGAAAAACTCACGATGAAATGTACTCTGATATGGTTAGCAAACTTTCTGAGTATGGTGTTTCAGCAGAGCAAGCTAGAACAGCTCTTGAGCAATACGGAGCGCAAGCAGGTGTATCGGCTGAATTTGTTGAAGGCATGACCGATCAAATTTCTGCTCTTGGAGAAGGTGTATCTGAAGCTGCAAGTAAATTTGATACATCAAAAATAAGTGTCGATAATTTGAAGGCTACTCTGTACGCATTGAGTCTTTCTTCTACAGAATTCGGAAGTAATTATACGACGGCATGGAATGCAATAAGCGAAGTACCTTATAGCAACACAAAAGATGCATTAGACGCGGTCTACACTTCTCTCAAAAACGCAGGTGTTCCACTTGACGAACTTGATAAGAAGTTAAGAGAAGATTTTCCAGAAGCAACTGTAGCTACCAAAACAGCGGTTGAACAAAATATTGTAGGAGCGCAAAAGACCATTTCTGCATCTGTTGGACAGGCTTCGAAAGACACTAAAACAGCCACAAATGAAATGGCAAAAAATGCCACAGATGATTTCTCGGAAATTCAGAAGCAAGCCGATACTTACATGAAAGGCATGGAAAGCACAACTACTAGCTCATGGGGCAATTCTTCTAGAGAAGCTACATTGAAAGCCAGGGAAATGAAGAATGCCGTAAGTACAGAGCTTGGAAATATGGACAAATCTGTAACAAGCCATTTCCAAAGTCAGTACAACATTGCTTATAAGAAATGGGAGAATATCGGAAGAGATATTTCTTCTTATATTTCTGGAAGTATGTCAAAGAGTATGGAAAGCTCTTTAAATAGCTTCATGAGAACTATTCGTAGTGCATTTAGTAATATGTACAGCATTGGTCAGAACGCGATGCAGAGTTTAACTGACGGAATGAGATCCGTTCATATTTCGACACCACATATCTACATGAATTCTAGTGCATCTGCAAGTGGCAATAGTATGTCCTACAGATGGGATTCTGGTGTAAATTGGTATGCAAAAGGTGGTTTGTTCAAAAATGCATCTGTCATTGGTGTTGGCGAAGCAGGACAGGAAGCCGTTCTTCCACTTGAAAACCAGAAAGCCATGAAATCCATTGCCGACAGCATCATGTCCGGCTATGACGGCAACATGGGACTTACGAAAGATGAGATTATGGAAGCTGTTGAGCGTGGCGTAGTTACTGCTTTGATGAACAATGGTGGCTTTGGTGGTTCTTCACCAGAATACATTATGAACAGCATCAAAGTGAACGAGCGTGAACTGGCACGAATCGTCACAAAGGCTCAAAATAATACAGATTACCGTATGAATCCGTCCCCGGCATATTGATTTTTGCGGTAGAATTTGATATACTAAACGAGAAATAGTTATTACATTTGTTGAAGAGAGCACACTAAAGATGAAACGAGGGAAAAACCTCACGATTCTTTTGTGTGCTCTTTTTTGTTCGGTAAAGCAAGGAGAAAGGTATTTATGAAGCCGTATGGATTAGTTGATAAGAAAATTTTATTTAACAACAATTTATCTCTTGAAGCCAAGGGAATTTATGGACTTATAATGAGCTTTGATAGTGAAAGGGTTAATGTAGAAGAACTTTATAAATTATCATTAGAAGATAAAGGGGTTGTTGACAGAGCCATAGATGAATTGCAATCACACGGCTATGCCTTTATTGTAGAAAAATAATTTTGGTAAAACCAGTAGGCTAGGGTAGCTCCCGAAAAGTGTAAACCTTGATGCACCTGCCTACTGTTTTTTATAAGTCAAGGATTCTGGCATATTACGGAGATGCCAATGACCAACAAGGAGGTTATCTATTATGAACGAACAAATCAAAGAATTATCCCCAGAAGAATTAAAAGCAAGAGTGGATTTTCTATCATCCGCAAAATGCAATCATACTCCACATAAATATATTGATATTTCAGGCGGTTTGATTGAAGGAACGCTTTTATCAAGAATATTATATTGGTTTTCAGAAGATAAGAACGGCAAGAAAAAAGTTCGCATTTTCAAAGACGGACATTATTGGATTGCCAAGCAGAGAAAAGATTGGAAAGATGAAATTCGAATAACAGAGAGACAGTATGATAAGGCAATTAAAGAGCTTAAAAACAGAGGATTTGTAGAATTGGCAAAATATAAATTCAATGCTATGCCAACTGTTCACATCAGACCTATCTGGGAAAATATTAATAAATCTGTCGAAACATGGGAAAAAGAACTTGAAAATCAAATTATTTCGGAATATGAGAAAGAATACGGGAATAACATAAAGTGTAATTCCCAGGGGAATTACATAAAATGTAATTCGGGAAATACGGAAGAAGGCATTCCTTTAACACTACCTACTAACACTACCTACACTTTTAACAATGATTACTGTGATAAAGACTGTACTTTATCAAGTACAGAGAAAAAGACTTTACCATCGTCTGGTAAAGGAGTAAAGACTTCTGCTCCTAATAATAATATAAATATAAATATTAATAATATACCACCTAGAACGAAAGAGCAGAAGCAGGAACGGTACGCACATGCGAAAAAGAATCACTCTGTCGATTACAAAGACGAAGAACTACCGACAATCCTGTACAATGGATTTAATTCTCTGTACGGGGACAAAGAAGATATTTTGGAAGACCACGACATCTGCCTGACTATGGCATTGGTCAAACAGTTCTTTGAAAAGTTCAAACAGTATCGAGGAGAACGACATCCGATAGTCTACGCAAATGACCTTGACCAGTTCCTGAGTATGATTCGAAATGCTGACTTGGATATAGTGAAAGACGGAATAGTCGAAGAGGACGATGAGCCGCAATATTATCTGGACATGATGGACGAATATTTCGGCTCTGACATTGGAAAGAACAACAATATGGACTGCGATTATCATATCTGGCTGTTCTTCACGGAGAAGACACAGAACATTTTGTATAACCGCGTGAAACAGAAACGGGAGGAATGAAAATATGCCAATAGACAGACCATTGTTTGAACCGGGGGACATAGTAAAACATTTCAAGAGAGAAACCGTCAGTGATTTGCGGAGCAATGATTACCTGTATAAGATTGTCGGCGAAGCAAAGCATACAGAGACAGACGAACCGCTGATAATTTACCGTGCTTTGTATGGAGAAAGAAAACTATATGCCAGACCACAAAAAATGTTTTACAGTTTGGTTGATAAAGAAAAATATCCAGATATTTCACAGAAGTACAGATTTGAAAAATATGAAGGACAGATATTCATTGACTAAATCAATCCAAAATCTGTTTGAAATACCGTAGGTGATGATTTCCTCACGTGACGCATAAAAATAGATTCTAGCCAATTTTATTCAATCAATTATTGAGAAAGCAGGGAAAGAAAATGGAATATATTATGATTCTGAACGCAGTATCAGTGATCGCTTGTTCAGCGGCTATTGCCACGGCCTGTAAAGTGACAGGCTCAGCGTGGCCATTGCTGGCATTTATTTTAATCCCTAAATGGGGATATCGTCATTTCGACGACAAGGAGGAAAAAGATGAACCGGAGAAAGATCAGACTTCGTAAAGGCCAGTACAGAAACATCCGAAAGGCGATGGACTGTATAGTGGCAAAACGTGGAACCAGAAATAATGAGTTCCGAATGCGTGGGCGAAAGCCCCTGAGAAACAGCCAGCTGATAACGTACCACAAACGGAAACCGTATATCTAGGGAGAAAAAAAGGTGAAAAAATTAAAAATCATGTTATTGACAATTCTGTGTCTGTGCTTTGCCGGAGGAGCTGCCGGATGCGCTCTGTTGGACGATACGCTCAATGATATCAAAGGCGATCTTGCTGGAAATGGATATACCATCCGTACATACGACAACTATGGTGAAAAGGTTATGACTACAGTCGGGGACAAAATCAACGTAAAAGGAAATCCGGTCAAAACAACATCATACGATAGTGATGGTTCTGTGATTACCGGATATGAAATGTCGTCTGTAATTACCATCAACATTGACGGAAAAGAAATTCAGAGCTGCGGAGACACCTGTATATTCGAGCAAGACGGATTGGAACCGGATGTAGATTTTGAACAGACAGATATTTACAGTCAATCCACCGGAAAGATTGATGAAAATACATATATTGCCGGAATCGTAAACCAATATAAAAATTATTTTGGAAAATCCCGAGTGGTAGTTATTAAATCGCAACTCGGACAACCTATCACAGCATATTCTGGTGACGAGGTGTATTGGAAGATTCCGAAGAAATTACCTAAAATGACAAAACTTATGATCGACGGGAAAGCCCTTTATATTCACAGGGCAAACTTTCAGATCATTGACACTGCGTTATTGAATTAATAAGAGGTATATAGAAATGCAGACTAATTATATTGAACTTGGAAGAAGTCGTTTTTTCAGGAACAAACAATTTGCCTACATAGACACAATGGGATTTCTTGCTGATCGGATTTTTATAGAGAATAAAGTCCGAGTAAAATTCTGCGGGGACTACAAACACAGAGAGAAAAATTATGTTGTCGTAATATGCAAAGTAAAGGAAAAAGATGTACCTATGTTTTTGCAGGCACTGAAAGAATTAAAGAATCGGGCAATTCTTATGGGAAATACGGATTATGAGACATTTTGCAAAGAACAAATCCGTTTAATGCAAAGCAAAATATAACTTTTTCTTACTGAATCTCACCTTGTATATGTGATAAAATAAAGAATCATAAAGCGTCTATCAGAGCGATAGGCGCTATTTTCGTGTAATTAAGCATCTTCTTTCGGGAAGGTGCTTTTTTCTTTTATGAGGTGTTATATGGCAGAAATATTTTTAAAAGTAAACGGTGTCTCGATGCCTTGCCCGTCTTCCTACACATGGGGATTACAGGACGTATCAGCGGCAAAATCAGGAAGATCTGATGACTCTGTCATGCATAAAAACAGGGTAGCGCAAAAAAGGAAATTAGCTTTGCAGTGGAACGGTAAAGATTGGGCTACTACAGCTAAGATTCTCCAAGCGTTCAATCCCGAGTACATCCAAATTACATATCCAGATATGATGTCTGGAAAATACGAAACCAGAACGTTTTATGTTGGCGACAGGAGTGCGCCTGTTAAATGGTGGTGGGTCGGAAACCAAAGGACTGAATCTATCAGTTTTGATGTTATTGAGAGGTAGAACATGAGGATTTTATCAGACAAATGGAAAGAAAAAGTGAATACTGGTATGGACGTGCAGTATATCAAATATGCGGATATTACCCTCAAAGATGGAACAGTTCTTAATCTGACCAGTGCTGATCTGTGGGCAAATGGATTCTCGTTTGAAGATTCCGTGTCCGGGGATAGTAGCTTTGATATTGGTTCAACAATCATCAATGTGCTGACCTTGAGCATTAATAACTTTGATGGGAAATATTCGGATTATGATTTTGACGGAGCAGAAGTTATCTGCTATGTCGGTATGGAATTTGATGATGGGACTACAGAAAAAATTCGCATTTGCACAGCAACAGTAGTTGAACAGCCAGAAGATGAAACAGTTACCATAGACCTTACATGCGAAGATAATATACATAAGTTTGACCGGAACTATTCAGACAGCAAATTGAAGTATCCGGCAACAAGAGGGCAGATTGTACGAGATGCCTGCGAGATATGTGGAGTTACTTTGCAAACTTTAAACTTTTATAGAGATGATTACATTGTGCAAAATCGTCCAAATGACGAAGCTTTAACATTTCGCCAGGTTCTACAGTGGGTTGCGCAGATTGGCTGCCAGTGGATGAAATGCGATGAATATGGCAGATTGTGCATCAATTGGTACGGTTCTGTCAATGAAGAAGAACTTACAGTTGATGAACTTGGCGTATTAAAAACACAGGACGGAAGCAACGTTAATCTTAACTTCTCGAACTCAGATGGTGTGTTGTCGGCTGACAATGGTACGCTTCTTGAAAATGATGGGATTCTGAGGCTTTTTGCAACTGACGAAAAAGGTAACATTTCTGAAATAGAAACCACCTATGGATTTACACCGCATCATACAGATGTAGTAATCACAGGCGTGAAAGTAACTGAATACAGCGAATCCTCTTCTGATAATCCGCAAACTTACATGGTTGGTACAGAGGGATATGTCCTTGGAATTTCTGGTAATAAATTAATTCGTGTTGGCGATGGACAGACGATTGCTTCAATAATCTCCGAAAAATGCCTTGGCATGAGATTTAGACCATTTGAATCCGAGTGCCCTACAGATGTGGCTCTGGAAGCCGGAGATTCACTGATTATTATGGATAGAAATGGAAAAATATACACATCGCTACTTACCACAACTACATTGAAACCGGGATCCGGTCAGAAGATAGCTTGTAATGCTAAAAGCGCTGCTAAAAATAGCAGCACCCGATATTCCCAGGCGACGCAGGCATTTGTTGCTGCAAGGAACATGGTTAAGCAGGAAAAAACCGCACGCGAAAAAGCTCTTGAAGAGTTTGGAAAGCGAATTGATTCGGCAACTGGCGTATATACCACCGAAGAAATGCAGGAAGATGGGAGTCGTGTATTTTATTTACATGACAAGCCTACACTTGCAGAGTCAAAAGCAATCTGGAAAATGACTTCTGAAGCATGGGGAGTGTCTACTGATGGTGGAGAGACTTGGAACGGCGGCATGACTGTTGACGGTGATACTATTGTCAGAATTCTGAATGCAGTTGGCGTGAACGCTGAGTGGATTAATGCCGGTGCGATCACAGTAAAAGATGCTAATGGAAATTTGCTCTTTCAAGTAGATATGGACACTAAGAAAGTATATATTAGCGGTGATTGCGTATTAATTGGCGGGAAAACAGCGTCTGAAGCTTTAGCAGATAATTTGAAGGAGAGCAAGAAATATTCTGATGAAATTGCTGCAAAAGTTCAGAATATGACTTTGCAGTTGTCCAATGACATACAGACAATTGCGACTGATGCTGATGGAAATATTGCAGATTTTCCAACTGTATCTACCAAAGCTACGGTAATGTACGGTTCGTCAGACATCACAAATGAATGCAGTTATACGATTACAAAATCTGACAGTATCACAGGCTCTTGGAGCGATGCAACACATATATACAATGTTACCGGATTGTCTGCTGATAATGGATGGATAGATATAAAAGCTACATATCTTGATAATTTGTCAGTTACAAAAAGATTTACCGTATCAAAAGTAAAAGCTGGTGCACAGGGGATTCCCGGAAGGACGTATATCCTTGAGCCGTCTTGCAATGTCCTGAAACGCGGTTCAGACAAAGTAATCAGTCCGAATTTTCTGGAATTTAAAGCATACTATCGCGATGGCAACGAAGCAGAGCGACATCCGTACTCAGGACGGTTTGTAGTTGAAGAAACCACAGATGGCACTACATGGAATACCATATATACCAGTTCGTCCGATGAAAATACGGTAAAACATTACCTGTATACAATCCTGACCGATGAAACAGGGCAGACGATCACAGATGGAAGTGGTACTACGATAGGTATTCCGCGAGATATTACAAATATCAGGTGCCGACTGTATCAGGCTGGCGGAACTGTAAATATGTACGATATGCAAAGCGTCGCAGTTGTACTTGACGTAGATGCGCTGACACAGACGGAAATTGTAAAAATCCTTACCGATGACGGAAAGTGGAATGGGTTGTATTACAAAAACGGAAGGTTATACATAAGTTTCAGCGCGGCACTCGGCGGAGAACTTTCATTGGGCGGTGAAAACAATGGAAACGGTATACTGAAAAATTATGATGAGAATGGAAACTTGGTGCTTTCTCTTGAAAACAGAGGTTTATTATATGGCGATGATTTAAACAACAAAGAACTAAAATTTATTAATCCAAATAAAAATGGTTTGAGATTATC